AAGCATTGGCGCAAACTCTGTTGTGCCGTCTAAAACGTATTCTGTGTTATTTAGCACGCCTTTAGTTGCATCATCAAGCACAAAGGCATCTATCTGAAACCCTGTATCAATAAACAGTTCGTAATTGCCGCTTTGTACAACTGATGTAGCCATTAGGCAACCGCGATGTTTGCAGGGCCAGCCGCGCGATTGTAGGCACGAATGTTGTTAACAATTTCCTCGCCTGTTTGTGCGTTGCTCATAACCCCAGATACATAAATGTTGTAAATAGAACTTGCCATTGCCTGACTGCTATCACCAAAAAAACCGCCGCCACGCCCAGACTGGTCACCAAAACTAGATGCACTGCTACCACTGCCACCGCCACCGCCAGTAATAGCCAATGGTGCTGCTGGTGCTGGCATAGCCGGCATTGTTGCGCTTACTTGTGGCATACCTGCACGCTCGCTTGTGCCTGCAAAATCTCCACCACCGCCACCGCCGCCAATACTTGGCAGGCTAATTGTTGGTAACGATGCAATGTCACTAAATGGATTAATAAGGTTCATGCCTCGAATGATCATGTTTATTGCTGTGATGTACGCGTTGGCAAAAGTTTCAAAACCGCTAATCAAGCCGTTAAGCACACTGTTGACAATGGTGCGAAATGTCTCAAACTTGTTGTAGGCGTACACGATGCCAACAACTAGCGCTGCTACACCTGCCGCAATAGCGGTAAATGGGTTGAGTGCCATTGCAAAGTTAACTGCCAAGATCGCCACAGATATTGCGGTAATTGCGCCAGCAATAGCCAAAAATGCTTGTGGGTTTTTTGTAGCCCAATCTGCAAATTTTTGTACAACTGGCAAAACTGCCTGCACTACTGGCAAAAGACCTTTACCAATGCTGCCTTGCAAGTTTTCCATTTGAGCTGCAAGTATTCTGGAAGTATTGGCAAGACCGTCAGAAGTCCTTTCAAAATCTCCTTGTGCATCACCTGTTTGTTTGTAAATAGCGCTTTGTGCAGCAAGTATTTTTTGCTGATCAGTAAGAGCACCCGAGCCGCTGTAAATACCTAACGCCATTGCCTCTGCTTTAAGAGTGGCATCGTTAAGCAAAACACCAAACTTACGCATAGGTTCTGCCTCACCGCGCAATGCTGAACCAATAGCGTTAATTGCCTCTTCTGGTGTTGTGTTGTTAAAAGACGCAAGATCTGATGCAAGCGTTGTAAATTGGTTGCTAAAGTTTGCTAAATCTGCACCGCTAAGCCCAGCTGCTTTTCCAAAAGTTCCAAAAGTACCTGCAGCTTGCAATACAGATGCTGCAGATTGACCCATAGATTTTGCAGCAGTTTTTGAAAAATCTTCAACTGCTTTTGCACCGTCACCAAAAATAACGTTAACTTTAGACATACTTTCTTCAAGGTCTGACGCGGCTGAAATTGCTGGGCCAATAGCAGCTGCAACACCAGCAAGCGCAGCAGCAGCAGGAACAGCAGCCTTTTTAATAGCAAACTGTGCTTTTTCGCCTGCCGTTTCTAGTTGCTTAAATTGTTTAATGGCTTTGTCAATGCCCTTGCCGTCAAACTCTGAGATGATTGGTATAGACAGCATTAGAGCGACTGCCTAACTGTGCGCGCAGCGTCCAAAATCATCTTTTCCATTTCAGCCTCAATGCCGCGCCGCGCTTTATACACGGCAGGCCCAATAAGTCTTGTGCGACCTGTGCCAACAAAACCCAATTGATCGCCTAAACGGTTTGCGTTAGCGCGCCCAGCAGTTTCAAAAATTGCAGTCGCTGGGTCTTTTTGCTCAATGAGAATTACGCCTACAGCGTTGCGCCGGGTGTCAATGCGTAAACGCACGCCGCTTTTGGCTTTAGCCACGCTAAACGGGAACAGTTGACGGCCTCGACTTGACCACTTGTAGGCCATACCAGACAACGGCACTTGAGTGTAAACCTCTTTAGCCGCGTTGATTGCAGGCTGGGCGATCTGGTTGGCTTGCGTTCTAAAGTCTTTTTGCAGCTGTGGGTCAATCTTTTTGAGTGCGTTAATAGTTTCTTTTACGCCTACCACAGAAATTGTTGTGTTGACCGTCATAGAAACTCACCTTTTTTTGTTGTTCTTTTCTATAACACTAATCACCGTAACTAGGTCGCGCGTGTCAAACTCAATGTGCGTTGGCCACCATCCTACTGCTACCAGCATTTCTGCTAGTTGTCTTCGGTAAGTGCCAACGCTGTAGGGTTTGGGTCTGTCTCATCAACTGAGGTTAAATCCATATCAGGGTGTTGTTTAACCCATTCGCGCCATGTCGCTGGAACAGTGTCACCAGCAAGTTTGCAAAGATGATACGCCCAGCAAGCAATGTCGCTGTAGCCAATGCCTTTACCGTCAGAAACCTTGCGGTTTTCTAGTTTTTCCCACTCACATACCACAAACATATTTGTGGTCATAACGCGTTTGCCGCGCCCGTCTTGTAGGTCTAATTCTAATTTAACTTTCATGCCTTACCTTTCGTGTCGGGCCGATGCAGGCCGTAATTATGGTGCAGTTACGTCAAGTGTCAACGCGCCACCCTGAAACACAATGTCATAGGTTGACAATGTTCCTAGTGAGGCGTTAATAACTGGCAATGACTCAAGGTAGCAACCAGTCAAAATAAACTTAGGGTTGGTTGCTGACTCTGCACCCGATGCTGGGGTCAGGGTTACTGTGGTTTTTGCGCCCACCAAATTAAACAAAGTGGCGTAAGTTTCTGTGGCGGCAAAACTGGCATACATTGTTAAAGTAATTTCATTGTTGACAAGTCCAGCTGTGTAACTGCGTGAGTTAGTGCCAAACGCGGTGTCTTCCAATGCCTCGACCAAATAGGTCAATGTGGCTGCAGTGCACATATCGGTTAAATCAACGCTGTTAATTGTCAAAACTGGGTTTGAGAGATAAGTGCTACTGGCCATGTGTGTTAATTCTCCTCGTTGGTGTCTGTACTAGTTTTAGCAGGTTTTTTAGGTTTAGGTGTGGATTGCTTAACGATAAAACCACCAGACAACAGCGCTGCCACGTTGATGCCTGCAGCTGGTACATAGGGAACGCCGACAATGCCAAGTCTGCTTGATGCGATTGTATAGATCATGCTGTTTGTGCCTGCATTTTAACTGTCAGGTCGTAGCAAGGATATGAAGCGCCGCCAATGTCAATCGTGCCGGGTCTGCCATCTAACACAATAATTTTGGATGCCAGCACTCTTGCCACAATTTGCAAAATCTCGCGTAACACTGGCAAACCTGCAGGCCCAGAACCAACCACCTTCAACGGAAAATCCATTGCCACAACATTGCCGTTGCCTGCAAATGTCGTAAAACTAGGCGCTAATAGGAACACGCAGTTAGGCACAAGTTTGGTGGGGTCTGTTACTACCCTCAGACCGCTTACGGCCGTTAGCGTGGCTGCTATATCGTCTATGGCCTCGTTTAGCAGGTCTGTGTACGGCGCAGGCATCAGGCAACCGCTGGTCGGGGGATACCCAACAATTGCTTAACTATAGGTGTCAACGATTGCTGAGTTGGTGTACCCATTGTGTCAAACGATGCATAAGCGGTTTCTATGCTGCCTCGACTACGCCACAGCGCTGCGGCATACATCAGAGTGCCTAGCGTGGCATCCGTACCCGGCGAGACAGACAAACTGTCTTTATATGAGGACTCTTGACGGCGGCGATAACAAAACATGTTGGCAGCGTTAGTTGACTGTGTAGCAAGCGTGTAATCATCAGACGGGTTAGTGATTGTTACGCCCAAATATGTAACCAGATCGGCAACGCTGATCCACGTGCAAGTTTGGGTATATACAACAGTGCCAGAGTAATCAACCACAAACTCAACATCTGCGCCAGTGGCCGCGTAAATAATCTGGTTAGGTCGAGCAACATTTGGGTTAAATAGCAATTCGCCAGTAGTGCCGTTAACACCAATGTATTCGTACTGCGGTAAATCAAGCACCTTAAACGTGCCTGCAAACGGCGCAGCCAATCCACTAACCGTTATGTTTTCACCAACAACAATTTCTGACTGTTCTAATGTGCTAATGCACGCGTAGTTAGAAAGTAGTTGTTTACTGGCTGTCGTATAAGTAGCCATGAGCGGTTAAGCCGCTCTCGATCAGGCGTAACTGGTTTTGTAGGTAACGCTTGCGTCAGCGTTGAAGAACGATGCGTAGCCGTAGTACGAGAATGTTCTTGACAAAGTGCCAGGATTTTCTACTGACATGAGGCCACGAATTTGTTCGTAGTACTCTGCTGCTGGTGCATGAAACACTGCAATGGTTTTTGCGGCGACGTTGCTGTCAACGATCATTTGCAAACCGAGTGGATTTTGTGTTCCCCAACTGGTCAAGCTGCCTGCGCCAAGTGTGTTGTATCCACCAAGTCCCGGCTGTCCGATTGCTGGAAATACTGGACGCTTGTCAACATCAACAAGGCTGCCAATTTTTGCCCATGCGTCTGGCCCAACAAGCATGTGTGTTGGAAACAAGTTTGAACCAGTGCTGATCTTTTGTGCAATCACATACAGGGTTGCAATAAAGTCTTCGACTGTGCCGTCCCAGTTTGTCTGTACGGTTGCACTAGTTACAAACGCGTCAACTGCAAAGTTGTCAGTTGTGATCATGTATTGACCCATAAGGTCTTGCATGATTTGTTGCATTGCTGCTGGTGACGTAAAGTCAATGTCCTGTACCGAGAGCGATACTTGGCCTGCGAAAGTTTTTTTCGTAACCGAGTTTGCCGCAATGACCATTGTGCGAGCTGCTGCTGCACCAAATTCTACAGAACCAGTTTGTTCTGCAACTTCGGTGTGCGTAGTGATTGTTGGACGAATGAATGTCTTCTGTGTTCCAGCGTCAGGATATGCGCGTGCGCCGATTGCAGAAACGAATGGTCGAATGTAGTTAATGTCTTGGAAAACTGGCCCAAGTACTGGAACTGGCAAGAGACCCGGTGTGTCGGTTGTTGCAACATCGCCTGCAGCTGCTTCAAGAACGCTGCGCTTTGATTTTTGTGCTTCAACAAATGCGCCGTTTACTTTTGCAAAAGTGTCACCGCCAATGTGATATGCAGCCAAGTACTCGCCAACTGATGGCATGCGAAATTCGCGCTTTGCTTGTGCTGGGATTGCAGCGGTTGGAATGGTTGCTTCAACTTCTGGGACT